AAGAATCTGCGGGCGTTAAGTCTAAAGAGGAACTTGTTGATGTTCGCGCTTCGTTTGATAAAGACCAAGCAGAATTAAAAGCAAGGGTGATGGCACGTCGAGCATTACGAACTTCTGTAGATAAACCTGCCGTAATGGCAACAAAGGCATTAGACAACCAAAACACTGAACATAGAAAGAATACAGAAAGTGGTGGTGGTGTTAACGTTGTTGCTCCGATGAGTAATAGTACTGTTAATAATAGCAACTCAACTACCGCAGCAGTGATTGATCAGAATGTCTCGACCAGAGATATGAACGATAGGTCTTGGGGAAATATGTCTGTAGCGTAGAAACAAAAACTCCCACATTAAGTGGGAGTCCATTTCATTTAACTAGATTAATCTAATCTTCATTTGCTAAACTTGCAAAGTAAGATAAGGTGTCATCTACTTCAGCACTAGCACCAACCGCAGATTCGCCAGCAGATATAATCTGCGGTTCTGGAGCAGTTCGACCAACTACCGATTCGGCAGTCTGTGTCAATGCTTCATTACGAATAGTAACGTTATTACCAACTGCTTTACCCAAAACAAGTTGTAAACGTGCTTCAAGTTCATCTGCAGTCTTAAACTTAGTCGGATCAATAAACTCGTTTAAGTCGTACATTTGGTTATAAGTCGCTTCAAGTTTAGTCTCGTCAGAGTTAAACAATGCAGCAGGTGACTTAAACTCGCTCTTGTCATAGTTACGATATCCCGCAACATTACGAATCTTCAGTTGAAAGTCTGCGCCATTCCAGAAATCGAAAGGGTTAACAGGTTCTTCGCCTGGAAATTGTGGTTGCATTAAATCCATAATCTTATCAAAGATTTTCTTGCCATATTCATATAAGAATACTTTGCCATCGTTGGCAGGATTTGATGGATCAGATACTACTAAGATGTTTGACACATAATGTAAACGACGCTTTTGACGACGTGCAGTTTCTTTATCATCTTCAATACCAGAGTTCCATAAACGTGAGTTTAATTCTGATACTGGATCTTTTAATCCAATAGTGGTTAATGATTTCTCAATGTACCATTGACCAGTTGGACCCTTAAAACCATGATCCCAATAACGTTCCCACGGAACATCATGACCTTCCATTGTAGGTAAGAATCGAATTACGGCATAACCATTACCGTTGTCGTCAACAGATGGTTTCCATTTACGATCGTCTTGGAATTTGTTACCACCTTTCTTAGCACCTGATGCTTCTTGGGCAGCAGAGACTAGTTTCGAAACGTCCATTGAACGTGATTTTAAATTTGCGAATGACATATTTTATTTCCTCATTGTATTACAGCGTATGCAGTATATTTTTTGTTTATTAAGTTTACAAGTCAATTATACTATAATCGAACTGGTTTGTCAAGCATTATTTTACTTTATTTAACCAACAAACCAAAACAATTCTAGTACCTTTCTCCACTGGTGTGACTTTATGCAATAGGGTGGAGTCGAATGATACAGTATCGCCAACTTCAAGTACAACGGTATGTTCAACACCATCATAATCTATTACTAAATCACCACCAATTAAATCGTTAGATTTCTCTAACATCGTGACCGTGGATATATCACGAACCCTTGTTTCTGATTTCGGATTGCTATCTCTATGGTATATGAAGTGTCCGCCAATACCGTATGATAGCAAATCAAACTGTAACACATTTGCCTTATAATGACTATTAAGCATTTGTGTTAACTCAGGAAACAAACTGTTGTGACATTCATGCATCACAACATCTCTGATAGAAGTATCAACGACATTACCTGTATCACTAACGACGCGGGCATTGATATCAAATGTACTTATCGCGAAACCAAGCAACTCTTCAATATCAATATCATCAATAACCCTATCAACACTATACATCTAATACATTTACTTTTGGCAAATAATTCAATGCACGTGCTTCTGCTTCTAATTGAAGAAGTATTGAACCACTTAGGAATTTCCTAACATCTTCAACTTCCATGTTACCAGATTCGCATATATGGACAATAGCATCTATATACGACAGTTCTGTATTCATAACACAATCTTCAATTATTTGGGTGAATCGTCGATTGTCCATGAACATGCCGTCGAGACCCTTGATAGTTTCGGTTGCTTCAGTACCACCAACAACCAACACATCCTCTATCTTCAGAGTTCCTTCTTTAACAGCGTTCATCAACATATACTCCAAGTTTCATCTCATTAGTCCAAACTATACCAATATCTTGGTAGAAAGTACCGACAGTCCGCTTTGGCGAACCATCAAGATTATATGCCATAGTCGTACATACACGGTTCATCTTACCTTCTCGATGGCGACCATAACGGTTATCGTCATAAACGCCAGAAGTTAGATAGTTCTTCAGGTTTGCTAGGTATATATCTAATGTGATATATTCACTGCGTTCCGTCCGAACTTTAGAATCTTTGAGGTTTCGTTTACCCTTCAATTCAATGGATATCTCCTTAATCCATTCCCTAACCTTCTTCCAATGTAAAGGGTGTTCTTCGTCCATATCTCGAATGTTTTCGTTAACGGATTTAGAACCATCGTGACCTTTGGCGATACGTGCTGCTGCCAATCTTTCGGTAACTGCAGCACGTTGCTCTTCACTCATCGGTTTGCGAGTTGCTCTACTATTTCTTTTCTTGACTGCTTTGACTGCCATTGCATAGTCTCCGAAGTAAAATTCAATAATGTATCGATACGGAATGAGCGCCAGTCCTTCACGTCAATATCAAACACACGAAGTGTAGAGTTGCCGCCGATAGTTTGGTCTGGAACCTTACCGTCTTTTGGATGCTTATCCACAGGGATAATATCCATCTTCAACGTACAATTCATTTCACGAACTGCACTATCTTTTACCTTAACAAACGATAACTCAATAACACCATTGCGCAATTCGTCAGTAATATTACTAGTTAGTGCCTGCAACTCGAGGTCTTCTTTACTATAGGTCGAATGGGTCGTCACTTTCTTTCTCCTCGATAACTTCGTCTTCATCTGCACCTTCTGATGCATTAACATACTTTAGGAATTCTTCGCCTTCTTCTAGGACGATAATAACAATTTCAATCGACTTAATAATTTCCATGTAGTTTTTGATTTTATCTTTATCTTCTTCTTTACTACACTCATCAATAACATCAAGATAAACATTTCGAAGGAATTCGCGTCCAATATTATTTACTTCATCGGTGCTATATTTCGCCAAGTCAATTAACGGTTCAAGTTTACTAGTACTCATATATTTTATTCCTTTTTTCGATTTGTCTAATTTCTTTTTCTAAAATGGCATTATTGCCGCGAATCTTCTTATCTCTGTTCATCTTCTCTACAACACTTTTGATTAGAAGATATCTCAATCTAGTACCCATTATATAATATTACTCCCAGTTAGTCAAGTCTTTTATTGGATTATTTTTACTTTCTTTCTTGCGGTCAACAAAGACCGCTGATTTGTTATAAGTCTTGGCAAACTTTGCCACTGGATTATTAGTCTTCTTCGACTTCACTTTTAACTTCGCCATAGTATGTTTTACCCCATATTCTATAAGCACTTTTTTCTTTAACAAGGGCAACTTCACGAAGTCTACCGTTGCTACCAACACGAACCTTAGTATTATGAACCACAGTCTTATCAGTAATCATCATACGTAAGATTAGGTCATATTTCAGACCGAATTCACTAGTTAATAATTCACCAACCGTATAGGTCTTTTTATCAAGAACAACCTTTTTATGAATCAACGGAGTTTCACCAAGCGCACATTCAACTTGAAGGTTTGCTAAATCCATTCCCATAAACATAGTTCTTTCGCCAGTACAACCAGTGGTAACATTACAAGTATATCCAAACATAATATATTTCCTAATTCAATTAAAGTAACAACGGTATTATAACACATTATAAAGCAAAGGTCAACAACTAATTTAAATCATTTACTAATTTATAAAAAATAACATCTCAACCCAAACTACACCGATATTATACCGCGTCTAGTTCCCGAAGTAAAGACATTTCTTATAACTAATTGGTATATCATATAACTATTTTGTATTTGAGATTCTGTTATAATGTCTCACTGGTATTTTGTGTAATTGGTCGTGGACTTCTTTATCGTAGTGTTCCATATTAACGCTGTGTAATTTATCAGAACGATTATAAGGTTGTGTTCCATCGATATCAATTTTATTTCTATCACAATCAGCAAGTCTGTATGCACTTCTTCTATTACGTTGTGAATTACATTTACTGAGTTTCTTTATAACACGAGGGTCGTGGTTTTTCATATGTTCTCTCTCCTAGTTCAACACTACCATTATATATCAAAGTCCTACGATAGTCAAGTTATAAATATAAAAAAGACATATAAGGGTATACATAATGAGTAATGACATATTCGACTTTGGTTTTTGTCTAGTAGACGAAAGTGAATTGGATGCAGTACAACACGCAGAACAGGTCGCCAACGAGAACTCGTCGACGTCGAGTGAATTACAGACTAGGTTGGATGACCTATATAACGCATTCACGCCACTACTAAATAACCTTAAGGCGAACCCCGAGAAGGAATACATCCTTTGGAAAGATAGGGTTACAAAGGTTGAGCAGTTTGAAGACCATATCAGAAAAATATACCAAGGATAATTAATGTATTACCGTATTAAGAGTGAAACAATATACACTCAACCAATGACAGAAGATGGAACAGCAACAGCGAAATTCATCGGCGGACACGACAAAGACCGATTATGGAGACGCATCAACCGCGCCATAATGGAAAATGTTCGTGATAATGACTTAACGTTAACATACAAAGACTATTACGAGCATACAGTCGACGAGGTTATCAATAGAGTTCCTATGATATGCAACTTCATATCACTGCGAGGTTATAAGAAGATATTATTTGTTGGACATTATAACGCTGCCCAGGAATCTTGGTTGGTTGATCCAAAGATAGACAGAATTCCGCACACACTACCAAAGTCGCGTTGGGATAAGAATAAGATTGTAGATTCTAATATTCTATTGCAATTCATTCCAATCATTCGCAAGGAGATGGGTTATCATGAGTGGGATATGCATGTTGTTAAACCAACAGAGTCACGTCACCGCAAAGTAATGCATAGTTTATACCAACGCTTTGAATTGGATATATTGAATGGAGGTTCTCAGTACAAGCATGGTATGACAGAATTCAACGTAGAGACACCGCCAGACACGCTATACGATGCTGTATTATTTGCGGCAGTACCTAAGTCAGACAGCGGTGTAGAGTTCACGTATGATGATGTCAAGGACGTATTTGGTCACCTACTAACCGAAGATGCAGAAATCATTGATATGTATTATCAAAGCAAAGATACTAGCAAATATATCGGCGCTGATGCAAAGGATATTGGTACTGAAATGACTATGGTGTTTAGTAACCGTGCTTTGTGGGACGATAAGTTCAAAGACACAACACGTGGTGCTATGGATGGTGTCGAATATAAAATGTTACTCGACACCATCAAGGTGTACTAGACCCAGTCTATCCCTTTAGGGACATAATTGGCAATCTTCGCTCGCAATTCTTTATCAAGTTTTGCGATTGGAGTTGCTGATTTGCCCTTACGTTTGACATAGAAGTAATTTGCGTCTTTGACGAAACTTCCGCCTTTACCAGACTTCATTAACTTAGCATCAACACCAACTTTATTAAAAGCAAATACAATATCTCCATCCATGTATTTCTTCAATCTATTTCCCATGCCAACAATATCCGCCATAGTCTGCTGTGCACCACGATGAGTATTAATTAAAATCTCGGCAGGAACACGACGGTCACGTGTAGTATTCTGCGACTTAGCAACTTCTATATCATTAACAACCCATACGATATGAATATTCTCTTTCTCATATCCAATTGACGAAACCTTACGACTAATGCTCTCAAGTTTCTGTAAATCCTTTAGGGTGACGTCGAATATTAGATTTGGTTTACGGTCTGGCGCGGCGGTAAGAATGCCACTATAGAGTGCCTGTTCCTTGCGCTTATCCAACTTCATGGCAGAACCAATGATATCGTGCAACTTACTTACATTTTCAGAGTCTTGTAGGTTTGCAGACAAGTCCTTTAAGTCAACGCCAAACTCGTCCATAACGCGTTTGTTTATGGCAGCAGACTTTGATGCCAACTTTTTCAACTCGTCAACATCAAATATCTTGCCTTCCATGCCAACTAATGTCGACATAACAAAACCTTTACCTGAACCTGCACCACCTGCCATGATGACAACATTACCAAATTTTGGATATGCCTTACCACCAAACGTGATTAATTTCTCAAGGAGTGCTTCCGAACTCTCTTGTAATTCATGTTCCTCACTCAAGTGATTATAAAACGACTTCATCTATTATATGCCTTTGTTTGTATTATTATACATTGTATTTATACAAAAAGCGCAATCAACGAAACAACACACATCCATATAATTACATTAGGATATTCACCGAAACAATCCTTGAAATCAATTGCGGTTAACTTTACAAATTCTAATGCACTATCTAAGAAACTTCTCACTAATTTACTTCCTTCACTATTAATTTTACGTTGTCTGATATCTCGAACTTTACCTTATCGTGTTTATGATAAAGATAAAATGTTGTATTATTGAATTCTTTGAATAATCCAGTCCACACAGGACGCCAGTTATTGGCAATTCTGAATGTATTGGCGTCACTTCGGTCTGATTCTAATAACAAATCTGTATAACTCCGCAGGTTAGTATCAAACATAGAATCAAATCCATATATATGTACTTCTTTCGCCTTCATTACTCGACAAGCATAATCAACCGCCATGTGTCCGCAACTATAGTTAGTTGCTGCTTGCGAAGGGTCTTGTCCTGCAAGTTGAGCATATTTTGGTATGTGTTGGTGAAACGCCTTTATATTCTGTGAATACTTTAGGTAGAACGAAGGGTTCATCTCCATCCAATGTCTGGGACGCGTACCCAATATCCAATCATACATATCCAACTGCACGTGGTTCTGAGCAAGTGCACCCATCATCTTGAAGTCTACCATACATGTTGCATGGACTTCGTTGCGGGGAATCTCGAATGGCGGCATATTACAAATTAATAATTTACCGTCTGCGCCACGTTTGTACATATGGGCATTATCGCCATTACCCAATACATTAACTCTCATTAATAAAATACTCTCTATTTTTTAAATGACTTTCTATAATATCGTCTTTGCTTTGACCAAAGTACTCAACAGCGTGATGCTTGTTTATCATAAGTGTGTTTATATTAAGGTTTGTTGCCGCGCTTATGAACGTGCCTAGAATACGACCATACTTACCACGATTATCTATTTCGGTTCTTATGATAAGCGAATTAGTCTCATCCGCTTCTGTCAATTTTTCTATCAAGAATTTCTTTGCCATTAGTCCATGTTTCTTTTCTTCAAGATCTCTAGTGCGCGATTCAGGAGCATCGATACCATACAAACGGATGCGTTGCTTACTAAGAACAACACTAAACCCAAGAAAAATATCAACATCAACAGTATCGCCATCAACAACTCGAACAACTTTACACTTATATTCATACATGATCGACTGCCTTTAGTTTTTTACAATTATCAAAATGATACTTTCTCATTCTATGATCCGCACCTTCTTTATTACAATGAGGACAAACACTCGTAGGGTACTTTCTACCCTTAAGTGCCTTCGATAACTTGCGTCTAGTTTCTTCTGACTTGGGTCTACCCGTATTCGCCTCAGATATCTTGCGTTTGGTTTCTTCTGAACATACCGTACCTAACGCATATTTATTACCCATTTGCGCTTCGGACATCTTACGTTTAGACTCCGCCGACGCGACATTACCCATTTGCGCTTCGGATATCTTACGTTTAGTCTCTGCCGACAAGACCTTACCAATTTGAACTTTGGATATCTTACGTCTAGTCTCTGCCGAGTGTACCATACCCATGTGTGATTCAGACATCTTACGTTTAGTCTCTGCCGAGTGTAACATACCAATTTGCGCTTCGGATATCTTACGTCTAGTCTCTGCAGTCAGGACACGTCCTGTATTAACCTTGGATGTATGACGCTTACTTTCTTCTGTCTGCATACATCCAAATTTGACGCTGTTTGAATTTTTCTTGTTGTAATAATTATCGTCTGACGCAACATCAAAGTGAGACTGATACCTAATCTCTTCATTCATCGCATCTTCTCGAGTATCATGCGTAGTTAATATGGACTTGGTTGGTATTTCGTTTGGCGTGAATCTACTAGAT